AATAAATGCATCTTCTAATGCAAGAAGTTCAGGGTCTTTTGTTCTTTGTCCTAACGTAGGTTTAAAGTTAGGTATTTCACCTGTTGGTAAAACTTCAGCTCCTTCGCCTTTTTCTTTTATCCTAAGTAAAGTTTCATTAATATCGTTTACAACCTCATTAGGGATTTTACCTTGATTAAAAGCTCTATATAAGCCTGTAGCAAATGTTCCTACTAAATTAAAAGCAGCAGTACCTCCAGCTGATAATAATGCTGGATTCACAGATTCTTCTAAAAGATCAGTAAAATTTTTATCTTTATTTAAACCAAATAAATCTTGACCTACTTTTAATTTTGTAAGTTCCCCCATGTAAGTTGTAACGCCTGATGTAGTAGCAGTAGAAGCACCAGAAAAAACTTTATTCAATGTGCTTTGCGGTAATCTTTTTAAATTTTTTGTTAATGCTATTTGTGTTGCTACGTCTAAACCTAATGGTAAAGCTTCTTCTCCTATAAACTCAACAACATCACCTACGTCAGCTCCTGGACGGTTAAAAGCTACTAAGCGATCACCTTTATTTTCTTGAAAAACTACTCCAACACCTTCGATATCTTCCATGTAATATGGTTCTTTACCAAGTTGTTCGCTTAATAATTTTTTAGTATCTTCAAAAGAAAGTTGTCTAGATCCAAAACCAGATTTTAATCTTCTTAAAAGATCAGCACCAGTTGCATTTATATCAATACCTACTTCTCCTGCTTGCCTTAGTTTTTCTTCATCGTCAAGCCACATACCAATAGGTTTATAAATGTTTTTATAAGCATTTAAAATATCTTGTGTATTTACAAATGGAAGTAATTGTACTGGGGGTAATTTTTCTTCTAGTGTTTCTGCAGTTTCTCCAATAGCAGTTAAACCTTTACCAACTGTTTGTATCCCACTTTGTAGAGTTGTGGGATCGTATTCTATAGGTGTTCTAGGAGCTTCAACTCTTTTAACTAAAGTATCGTAATAATCTTTAGCAGCAGGATTATCAGAAAATAGTTTTTGTTTTTCGTCTTCAGATAAAGCATTAATACTTTCAATAACGTTTAAATCTTCTTGACGTAAAAGAGTTATTGGCTCTGCCATATTATTGAGACCCTATTTTAATTCCTGCGGCTTTTAATGCATTAAGTGCAATGTCTTCGTTAGTTAGTTCTTCTTTTGGTAAATTTTTACCAGTTTGAGATTGTTGTTGTAAAACACTACCTACAAAGGGTGCTAAATATCTATTAAACGGACCTTTTTGATTCCCTATATCACCACCGTATATTTGAGCAAAGTTTAAAAATTCTGTAAACTCTTGATTGTAATTACTAGACGGATTCATAAGAGCGGTTATTGGACCTTGCCATTCGTTATCAATATCTTCTTCAGAATAACCGAATTGATTTCTAAAAGGTTCATAAGCTTTGGTTTTATATACTTTTCTTGCAGCAGCTACTTCGTTTTCTGCGGCACTTAATGCTTTAGAAGTAAAGTTTACAATAGTTCTCATAGCAGCTTCAGGTGTTGAAGCGTCTCCACCAATAGTTCTTAAAGCGTTTACGATATCTTTATCAGATACCGCCCTAGATTCTTGTCCTTTAAGCAATAATGAATAATACGCTAATTCTAAAAAGAGAGCTTTATAAACTGCGTTGTTAGCTACCTGTGTACCAAGTTCTGACCATTTAAAATTTAATGCTTTTCCATTTTCATCTACTGCGTTTTCTAATCCATTAGCAGAAGTAGTGTTGTTATCTGCAGTTAAATTATCAAAATAACCTGAAATTCTATTTGCAATAGCTTGTTGATCTTTATCTAATTTACCTAATACGTTATTTTGTAGGACGTCTAATTCAGTTTTTATTCTTCCTACAGTATCAAATATAGCACCTGTAAACCCTGCAATATCTCTAGGAGTTTGCGGACTAGAAGCTATTTCTAACATTTGATTAACTGGAGCTACAATGTTTTGTGCCGCAGCAATTTTTGCATTATTAGCGTCTAACGCTTTACCGTATTCTTTAAAATCAATTTTACCTCTAGCACCGTCTCTTAATGTTTGTAGTTGTCCTGGATTGTTGATAACTACTGTTTCTGCTGGTGCAGTTTGATAAATATTATTTCCGTTTTGGTCTACACCTGAAACTATTTCTAATATTTCTTCTCCATTTGCATTAGTTCTAATTCTAGCATTTTGTGTAGCATCATCTATTGAGCCTCCACCTTCTAGTACATCAGGTCGGAATACGTTAACAATTTTAGTTCCAACAGGGCTATCTTTATCTTCTCTTAAAACATAATCTAATAATTTACCATAAATTTTATCTTTAGAAGCTGCTTTTGCTTGTTGATATTGAATACGTTTTTGTTTATTTAATGCTGATAAACTTTTTTTAGTTTCAAAATAAGATTGTTGGAACTGAGGGTCTTGACCTGCAGCATATATATCCGCTATTAAATTTATTACTTTTCCTTTTTGTTCAGTACCTAAATTAGGATATTGTTGACTTACTAACATATCGGCAACTGTGTTGATATTACCCATATCTAATTTATCTGGATCAATAGAGCCTAAAAGTTCAGCCATCGTTCCTATGCCTTCAGCAGTTACAGGAGAACTATCGTTTACTAGTTCGTCTAACCTATTACCCATAGTTCCTGTAGAAGTTCCTGTGGTTAAGTTACCTTTTGGTAAACTACCACCAGTTACACCACTAACTCCTGTAACTTGACCAGGAGTCAACGTAGGAGCACCTTGTAAATTAACGTCAGGTATATTTACTCCACCACTGAATCCTCGTACAGCTTGGCTCATTGGATCAGTTCCTTGGGATAGCGAATATAGATCATAAGGGTATAATCCCCCCATCATTCCAACTCTTTTTTCTAAATCTTCTAATGTTGCCATTATACTAACTGTCCTCCACCGTAAACTGCACTTCCAAGACCACTACCTAAATAAGAACTTGTATTACTAAGTGGTTGTAACGCAGTAGTTGATCCTGCTAATCCTGCTAGAGGTCCAAAGACTCCTGCAACATTAGTTAGAGTTTGCATAGGTAGGTTATATTGACCTACAAAGTTTTGATAGCCTAGATCTAGTCCAGCTTGTTCCATACCTCTTTGAGTTCCACCAATATTACCTAGTAATTGTACATCGGCTCTTTGTAATGAAGGTAGAGCACTAGCAATACCCATAGTTTGTTGCCCTAGTTGACCTAATCCTTGTCCTAATTGAGCACCTAATTGACCTGTATATCTTCCAGCACCTACGCCTAAAGTTCCTAATTGTGAACCAAGTTGACCTACACCTAGACCTACTTGTCTGCCTGCTGTACCTGCTGCTTGACCTAAAGTCCCTAGTTGTTGTGCTAGTTGTGTTTGTTGAGCACCGCCTAATTGTGTAGCCCCTAATAAACCTTGTAGACCTGCTTGTTGACCTGCAAGAGTTTGTTGACCTAGAGCACCTGTTTGACCTGCAAGTTGTGAGAGCAATCTTGCTTGATTTGCTTGTCTTGCTTGTTGAGCTTCAAACGCTTGTTGAGCCGCTTGTTGAGCTTGACCGAAACCACCTGCTCTGATACCGCTAACTGCTTCCGTAGCTCCTCTACCAAATTGTCTGGCTATATCTTCTTGAGCTAATCTACCTCTAGCACCGCCAAAAGCTCCACTAGCTACTTGCCTAGCACTTTCAGCCACCCCTGCTTTACCGAACTGTTCACCAATATCAGAAAGAGTTTGTTGTACTACTTGTTCTTCAAATGGATTATAAAAAGCTCCAGTAGATCTAGGATCAAAAGCTCCTGTTGACATAAGTCCTGCAAGCCCTGCTTGACCAAGACCTTGCATAGCAGATCCTATAAACGGTGCTTGTGTTCCTGCAAGCCCTCTAAAACCTGCTTGTGCTTCTCTTACTCCTCTGCCTACGTCTCTTGCTCCCATACGAGCAGCACGTTCAGCTTGTTGGTATTGAGCTAACTCTGGACTTAAAGAAGCTTCTAATTGACCGACTCCTCTGCCTGTTAAGCGTTCAGCTTCTCCTAAAGCACCTTGTATTTGTTCAGCACCTAACCTACTACCCATCATTAATTGTTGAGCAGCTTCTTCAGTTAAACCTGCTCCTCTTTCTAAAAATGGTAAATAAGAACCAATAGCTTGTTCACCTAATTGAAAAGCTCTTTGTTCTTGAGGAGTGAACCCAGCGATTCTTTGACCTGTATAAGTAAAAGGACTAGTATCAGGTAGTCCAAGTTGTGAAAACTGGCTAACTAATTGTTGATTTAATAATGGAAACAGTCCAGGAATTCCTGCACCCCCTCCGCCTAAAAATTGTTGAACCAGTCTTGCTGGTACTACGGTTTGTTGTTGGGATTCTACTGCCATTATACTAACCTTGTTCTAATTTGTTCTAATGCTGCTATACCGTTATCGTAATCACCGTTTCCAAAATAGTCTACCATAACTTTTGGCATTACATATTCTTGATCACTTAAATATACAGGGATATCATCGCTTGTTGGTGTTCCTGGACCTGTAACTTGTCCATCAGGTCTAACTAAAGGCTTACCACCTTCTTTATAATTATTACCTATTTTACCACCGAACATTGCTCGTTTAGCCCCTACAAATTGTTCTAAGTTAGGAAACTGAGGAGCGTTTACTCTTGAGCCTTCAATGTAAGGGTTTACGTTTAAATTAACACCAGGAGTTAAGTTTTGACTTGCAAAACTTAAATTTGCACTTGTTCCATATGGGTCTTCACCGTAAATAGCTTCAACTATTTTAGGCATTGCTAACTGTGTAAGTAATGGATTATCTGCAGCAAAAGAAGCTAAACCTTCTCCTAAATTTATAGCTGTTCCTAAAATTGGAACTTCTCTAGCAGCACTTATTGGTCCGTACCCTTGTCCTCCACCCATTCGTATAGCATCAGAGATCGTTCCTCTTCCAAATTCAGTATTTAAAGAACTTAATATTTTATCAGGGTCTGTAATTCCAGTTGCATTTAATTCATTTATTCTTTTAAGTATGTCTGCTTGCCCAGATTTACTTAAAGCATCAACTTGTGCTGCTTTATTTTTACCTAACATAGTTCCTATGGTTGACTCATCGAAACCAGCAAAACTTTGTTGAAAAGAAGTTATAGGGTTTTGTTTAAAGACATTCATCCCTTGACCCTGCATACCTGAAGCAGAAGCTAGTGTAAAAGCCGCTAACATATTTTGAGCATAGTTATCACTAGCAGAAGTTTTTGTACCTATTCCTGCACCAATGGCTGCTCCTGCAGGTCCGCCAATCATACCACCTATAACTGCACCGATTGCAGGTCCTGCTTTTTTAACAAATTTTTTAATTTCACTACCTAATCCATATTGAGTAGCGTATTCAAAATCTTTTTGAATTTTTTCTGCTTCTGATAAAGAGGCGATACCACCTTTTTCTAACATTTCCATCGTTTTCTTGCCTGTCTTATTCTAGAGTTAGGATCGTTTCTGGTTTTAGCTGAACTTCTTTTTAATTGACCGAGAGATCTTGCACAGTAAGACTTTCTACGTTTTGCTGCTTTACTACCCTTTTTAACTTCTCCAGTCACAGCAGTCTTGAGCTTCGAGCCAGGATTTGCCCTTCTATAAGCAGCAACTCCTTTTTTGGTCATGCCTGCACCGCTCTTGGTAGGTCTATAATTAGCCCCTTTGCCTTTTGTCGTTCGAGGTATGGATTTTGCTTTCCGTTTTTTCTCTGCCATTACATCCTGTTAATAACTAATTTTTTGTTAAAAATTCAACGAATGTTGAATGCAGGTAGTTATACCAACCCCTGATATATTCAATATCATATCTATTATTGCATTTTAAATAAAGCATTATGTTCATAAATAGCTTTAACCCAAAACAATAAATCTTCTTGTTTTAAGACATGTTTTATAAAATTTACTTGATTACAAATTAATTGTAAATTTTCTATTTGATAATTTCCTGAAGGGTTTATTCGATCTATAGAAATATTAGTTTGAGCGTGTTCGTTATCTTTACCTGTACCGTCTTTATTATAAGTCATAGTTATATTACTAAGAGCACACTTACCGTCTTGTTTATGATACAAGTCAATAAGTTCTTCTAAAGTAACTATAATATTTAACCCTTGTACTTTTCCTCTTTTATTATTTAAATGAACAAAAAGGTTTTTTATATAACGTTCTGGGCAACTAGAAATTAATTCGTTTTTACGTTTTATGCGACAAGGGGTACAAACCGCTTCACGTTTTCTTTGATTGTTTTTAGGTGTACAACCATAGTTTTTAGGAAAGCTAGTATAAGGTTTTTCTTCATTACACCTTATACAAACTTGTGCCATAAATTAAGCGTTATCTATTAATACGCCCTCAAAAGTTGCTGACACTGCTGTATTTCTCTTTAATTTTAAAATACCTTCGCCTAATACATTCATTCAGGGTACGGTCTATTTTGTATTAATAATATATCTAAAGCAGCAGAAACGGTAACCGTTCCTCCTGCTGAGTCTGCTTGAGCTCTAATTTCTATATCTGTTTTTTCAGTAAGTTTTA